AAACTATAAAGAACAGAATGGTTTGATTGACTTTCCAGATATGCTAGATAAATTTATAGCGAGTGGTGAATCACCAAAGCTTAGAGTTATGTTTGTAGACGAAGCACAAGATTTAAGTTTAGTGCAATGGAAATTAGTTAAAAAGATAGAAGAAAAATCTCAAGACTCATACATATCAGGTGATGATGACCAGGCTATATACAGATGGAATGGTGCACACGTTAGTACATTTATAAATCTAGAAGGTGAAAGAACTGTATTAGATCAGTCACAAAGGGTACCACAAAAACCTTTTGCACTTGCAAACAAGATAATAAAAAAAGTACACAATAGAGTAGAAAAAGAATGGCTACCAAAACAAGAAGAAGGCTCTGTTGACTATTGCAGTGATCTTCATGAAGTAGATTTTTCACACGGTAGATGGTTAGTATTAGCACAAGCTAATTATATGTTAGCAGGTATTGGAAACATATTAGATGAAAAAGAATTATATTGGCAAAGAAGAAACGCTGTACCAAGAGTAAAAAATATTCATGAGGTAATACAAAAATGGAATGATTTACGAAAAGGTGTACCTCTTCACTACAATGATATCAAAAAAATTGCTGCTAAGATGACTAAAGATAACTGGGATCCAAAGTTATTTAAAACAATAATTAAAGATGGTTTCTATGATATTGATACATTGAAAGAAAAGTATGGACTTAAAACAGAATCTGAATGGGATGAAGCATTAGATGAAGTAGGTGACGAAGACATAAAAAAAATAAAAAAGTTAATTAGATCAGGAGAAGATTTAAATAAAAATCCTAGAATTAGTATATCAACTATACATGGCGTCAAAGGTAATGAACGAGAAAATGTAGTTGTGATAACAGACTTGGCTGGTGCAGCATTTATTGATTATCAAAAAGATCCAGATGATACGCACAGATTATTTTATGTTGCCTGCACAAGAACAGAGAAGAACTTATATATAATCGAACCACAAACAAAGAAGGCTTATAATCTATGACAAACAAAAAAGATTGGGACGAAGCGTTTCCACAAGACAAACAAATTGGAGGATCTCACTACAAAGACTTTCACATTCAACCTTATGAATTTATTTCAAAGAATGATTTATCATTCTTTCAGGGCAACGTTGTGAAATATGTTTGTAGATATTTACACAAAAATGGTATAGAAGATTTAGAGAAGATCAAACACTACTGTGATCTAGAAATTAAAAAAATGAAAGATACTAAAAAATGAAACCTGTATTCAAACCTCAAACTGAATGGCTACCACCAGAATCTTTTCCAGACTTATCAAAGTATAATGAGATTGCAATTGACTTAGAGACTAAGGACCCAGATTTAAAATCAACAGGTTCAGGTTCAGTCATAGGTAATGGTGCAGTAGTTGGAATAGCTGTAGCTGTAGAGGGTTGGTCCGGATATTATCCTATCGCACATGAAGGTGGTGGTAACATGGATAAGAATATGGTCATCAAATGGTTTACAGATGTACTAAAAACACCTGGAGTTAAGATATTTCACAATGCAATGTACGATGTATGTTGGATTAGGGCTATGGGCCTTAAAATCAATGGCATGATATTAGATACCATGATTGCTGGCTCTCTCGTGGACGAGAATCGCTTTAGATACGATTTAGGTAGTTTGGGTCGTGATTATGTCGGAATCGGCAAAAATGAGGCTGTATTGAAGGAAACTGCAGCGCATTGGGGCATCGATCACAAAGCAGAGATGTATAAACTACCTGCAATGTATGTTGGCGAATATGCCGAGCAAGATGCAGTGCTAACTTTAAAATTATGGCAAGAGATGAAGAAACAGATTGAACATGAAGATGTACAATCTATCTTCGACTTAGAAACTGAATTATTTCCCTGCCTCGTAGACATGAGATTTTTAGGTGTGCGTGTAGATACAGAAGCAGCTCACCAACTAAAGAAAAAATTAGTTGGAGAAGAAGAATCAGCGTTGTTAAAAGTAAAAAAAGAAACAGGAATAGACATTCAGATATGGGCTGCAAGATCAATTGCCAAAGTTTTTGAAAAACTAAACTTGCCTTATGACGTAACTGAGAAAACAAAAGCACCATCCTTTACTAAAAATTTTTTACAGAACCATTCACATCCAATAGTTCAACAAATTGCACGTGCAAGAGAGATAAATAAATCTCACACAACTTTTATTGATACCATACTAAAGCACTCACATAAAGGTAGAATACATGCTGAGATCAATCAGATAAGATCAGATCAAGGTGGTACAGTAACAGGACGTTTCAGTTACAACAATCCAAACCTACAGCAGATACCGGCACGGAACAAGGAACTTGGACCATTGATCAGATCATTATTTATTCCTGAAGAAGGACACACTTGGGGTTGCTTTGACTACTCACAACAAGAACCAAGATTAGTTACACACTATGCAAGTCTCGATGGACTCTATGGTGTAGAAGAAGTTTTAGATGCATACAATGATGAACCGGATACAGACTTCCATAAGATTGTTGCAGACATGGCCAACATTCCAAGATCACAAGCTAAGACAATCAATCTTGGTTTATTCTATGGTATGGGTAAAAATAAATTACAAGCAGAGTTAGGTGTATCAAAAGAAAATGCTGATGATCTATTTAGAACTTACCATGACAAAGTTCCATTTGTTAAAATGTTAATGGAAAGTGTAATGCGTAGAGCCCAGGACAGAGGTCGAGTTAGAACTTTACTTGGACGTAGATGTAGGTTTAATTTATGGGAGCCCAACCAGTTCGGGATACATAAAGCATTACCTCACGAAGAGGCGCTCACGGAACACGGACCAGGGATTAAACGTGCGTACACATACAAAGCACTTAATAAATTAATACAGGGATCAGCAGCTGACATGACAAAGAAAGCTATGGTTGATTTGTATAAAGAAGGTATCATACCGCATATACAAGTACATGATGAACTTGATATATCTGTCAGTGATAATGCGGATAAGATAAAAGAAATAATGGAGAACGCAGTAGAATTAGAAGTACCAAACAAAGTGGACTATGAATCGGGTTCCAACTGGGGTAGTATAAAATAATGTTTTTAATAAACACATATTTAGACAAAAGTAAAATACAAGGTGTTGGAGTTTTTTCAAACGAGAATGTTATAAAAGGACAAAAAATAAAAGAAGTAAGACCTGAGTTTGAATTTAGATTTGATAAAACAAATTTACCAAAAATGCCTTTAGCATTCGCTAATTTTATTGAATCTCATGGGTATGAAAATAATAAATATGAATATGTTTTAAGTATTGATAATGAAAAATATTTAAATCATAGCAACGATCCTAATGTAGATGATGATGGAATAGCTTTAAAAAATATTAAAATAGGTGACGAAATTACCGTAGACTACAGAGATTTTGATGATAGCATTGATTCATGGCTTACTTAAATGCAAACATACCACCAACTTACGCACAAATAAGAAAGGAGTATCTTTATGATCTTAAAAAACATCAGGGAGAAGTTGCTGACTGTATTATCTTTGGTATTAGCGCTCTTACAGGCAGGGCTATATTATTTCATGCTATTATGGAAAACGGTGCAATATTTTATCGCCTCCCTATTAGCGCGTTTATTCAACAGGGATTTGATGCATCCGGAGTGCCCGCAAGAAGACTTGATGAACTACAGCTCTGGAATTGTTTTTCTTATTATCCTTCTGTTCATCGTTGGGATATATTAGACGGACAAGCCGGTAAGTATATCGGAAAAGATAAGAAATGGCACCCAGGAAAATATTTATTTACAGTTGACTTTGCACATCCAGAGTCTAATATACTTGACACTGATCATTCAGAGATTCCGCACGAACACAAGTGCGCTCACATAATTGCCCTCGATGACGGTAATTTTGCAGCACAACCTAACAATCGATGTATATGGGACATACCTTCTTTCACAGTGAAAGATGATATTCCTGATTGGAAAGTGCAGACTTCTGAGTGGAATGTAGAAGATAGTAGAGCTTGGCGTACAGAAGATACGGATAAGTTTTTCTATGAAATAGAGGAGAAAAAAAATGATTAAAAAAATGAAAAGTAAAGCTATGCATTACTGGTCAGACCACAAGATTGAATGTCTTGTAGTTGCAGTTTTAGTTATAGCTTACATAGTTAAGTAATGAATTTAGCAGATTTGTTAAAAAAAAATATAGTAATGGTTCCAGTCGTGGCTTCGGTCTTGGTTGGAACTTTTACAGGTGTCCGTTATATTGTTAATCTTACAGACACTATTAATTCAAATCAGCAAGAAATTGTAGGTCTAACAAAAGATCTTAAACAAGCACAAAAAAATATTACAGACCAGAATACAAGACTATCTTCTGCTGAAGCGACATGGCAGATGGCAGAAAATTTATATAGACAACTTGCAGATCAAGTAAGGGAACACGATTACGATATCAAGGATTTAAATAGGTAATGTATGGAGGTTCTCAGGATGAATTATTACTTCACAGGCATACTAATTATTTTATTTGTTCTGTTATCTTTTATAGAACCTGCGTATCCTAGAAATGAGTATCTCAATGACGGTACTAATACTTGTAGTACTGGTGACGTTAGCTTATCAATCCAACAAAGAGATTCGGAAAATAGGTATCGACACTATGATTCTACTAATAATTATAATAGCCCTTCTGATGATAAGTCGGTAAGTTTAACCTGGAGGCACTATTTAGGTTCAGCTTGCACAAAAGAATTTAGAGCAGTTCAAACAGAAAATGCACAATTAAAGCAACAACTAGAACTGATGAAAATGTGTGGAAAAGTCAATAAAAACCCCACAATTGCACGTAATCCTAACTTCCAATTGCTAGTATCAAAATGCTCTGGTATAATCATTCCTGAAAACAAAAAACCTAAAGGAAGTCTTTGGGATGATTTAAAAGATGGTTATAAAAAAGAAAATCCTGATATCAAACTTATGGGTGATAAATTTATAGGACCAAAAGATGAGCAATAAACCATTACATATCGGAGAAGAGGCAGCAGTGCAGATGCCTATGAAGACGGTAGTCTCATTGATAATTATCGTAGCACTTGGCACGATGGGTTACTTTCAGATTGTAGAACGTCTTAATATTGCAGACACTAGACTTCAGTTAATGGAAAAAGATTTAACAGAGAACACAGACTTTAGAATAAAATGGCCACGTGGACAATTAGGTTCATTGCCCGCGGATTCTGAGCAATTCATGTTGATCGAAGATTTATATAAACAAGTAGAAAAGCTACAACAAAATATTGAAATGAACATGAGTAATAAATTAAAAATAGAATTTN